ATTAGATATCAGATGCGTTTGAATGACTTGTATGATTTTACATCTACACAGTTCTACCATTACTATATGATTCAGCAACACTTGGGTACAATTGATTTCCTATTAGAAGGAATCAAACCTACTCGTTATATTGCTACTCAAGATAGATTATATCTTGACATGGATTGGGGAGCAGATGTATTACTAGATTCTTATTTTGTTATTAAATGTTGGAGAGCATTGGATCCTACTACATGGACAGAGATCTATGACAACATGTGGGTCAAGGACTATGCTTCTGCTAAGATTAAGAAACAGTGGGGTCAGAATATGACCAAATTCCAAAACGTTCAGATGCCAGGTGGTGTTACGTTAAATGGAGAAATGATATACAATGATGCAGTCCAAGAGTTAAAAGATTTGGATGAGCAACTACGCCAGGAATGGGAAACTCCACCACTAGATATGATAGGATAGTATGGCACTTAACACTTTCTTTACTCAGGGATCTACAGGCGAGCAAGACTTACAACAGAGTCTTGTTGATGAGCAAATTAAGATGTTCGGTAGGAATGTTTATTACATACCTCGGACTTTAGTAAAAGAAGACACAGTATTTGGTGAAGATACTATGTCAAAGTTTGATGGTGCGTATGAAATAGAAGCATACATCGAAGACAACACGGGATTTCGTGGTGACGGTGATATGTTTACCAAGTTTGGTGTGCAGATAGCAGATCAATGTACTTTTGTTATATCACGTACTAGGTTTACTGCTGCCGTCGATGACAACGCAACCTTAATAGTGGAGGGTAGACCAAATGAAGGCGATCTCGTATACTTCCCCATGGCAAATAAGATCTTTGAGATCCAGTTTGTCGAGTATGAAGTCCCATTTTTTACATTGGGTAAGCAATATACGTGGGGTTTACGCTGTGAACTCTTCCAGTACAGTGACGAAGACTTCGACACAGGAATCACTGCGGTTGATGCAGTTGAGGTCAACTATGCCAATGCAATAAGTCTCAATGTTGCTGAAGGTGGTAGTGGAGACTTTGTTGCTGAGGAGATTGTTACAGGTGGTAACTCTAATGTAACTGCTACAGTCAAGTCTTGGAATAGTGCCACACGTCAGTTGGTGGTATACAATAGATCTGGTATCTTTAGTATACCTGAGACTATTACAGGAGACACATCTAGTGCTGCATGGACAAGTGCTACATATAATACACTAAATAATCAAAACACAGACTCTGAGGCCAACTGGCAAATTGAAACTCAGGCTGATAATATCATTGACTTCACTGAGGCTAATCCCTTTGGTGAGTTTGGAAACAAAGGAAGTAGTATCTAATGTTAGGAACATATTCATATCACGAAATTATCAAGAAGACAGTAGTCGGTTTTGGTACGCTGTTCAATAATATTGAATTGCGTCGTGTGACATCTGGAAAGACAGAGGTGATGAAGGTGCCCCTGGCATATGGTCCTCGTCAGAAATTCTTAGAGCGTCTACGTTCTGTTGGTCTCAATAAGACTACAACTCAGATCACTCTTCCTAGAATATCCTTTGAGATACAAGGATTTAATTATGATGCAACTAGAAAGGTATCTCCTACACAATACATCAGAAACACACAGGCTGATGGTAAGGAGTTTAAATCCTTTATGCCAGTACCATATAATTTGAATTTTGAGTTGGCAATAATGGCAAAGAATCAAGACGATGGTCTTCAGATTCTTGAGCAGATATTACCTTTCTTCCAACCTAGTTTTAATATTACATTGAATCTAGTCCCAACAATGGATGAGAAGAGAGACTATCCTGTTACATTAACATCAATAAATTATGAAGATGTTTATGAAGGTGACTATGATACTCGTAGGACATTAGTATATACCTTACAATTTGTTGCTAAGACTTACCTATACGGTCCTGTCCAAGATAAGTCTGGTGAGATCATTAAGAAGGCAATCGTTGATTACTCAACTGATCCTGCTAATGCACCTAATGCACCAAGAGAGGTCAGGTACTCAGTACAACCTGATCCAATCACTGCTGACGCAGATGATAACTTTGGATTCAATGAGCTAACGAGTGAGTTTGTTGATTCTAAGCAATGGAACCCAACCACAGGACAAGATGAAGCAGTTTGATGGGATCGAAGAAGCTCTGGACGTTGAAACATCTATTGTTCCTAAGAAGGAGCATAAGGTGGAAGTTGTACCAACGACGACTACGGAGCAACTCAAGAAAGACTATGACTACACGAGGGCAAATCTCTACTCGCTTATTGAAAAAGGTCAGGAAGCGGTGGACGGTATCCTCGAAGTGGCTCAGAGCTCTGATCAACCAAGGGCGTACGAAGTAGCAGGTCAAATGATCAAGCACGTCGGTGACGTTGCTGATAAACTTGCTGATCTTCACAAAAAAGTCAATGAGATTGAGAATCCTAAAGGATCCTCAGCAGACAAACAAGTTACTAATAACACCATGTTTGTTGGTAGCACAGCAGAACTTGCTAAATTTCTAAAACAAAAGCAAGATAAATAACATAGTAGGAAAGTATTAAGTCATGTCGGTATTAAACGTATTAGATACGCAAACAGTAAGTGGTTCTGGAACCGCATACATAACAGTTAAGTCTGGAGTAGTGCGTGTCCTAGCAACTTCAGCGTCATCTATACAAGTTGATGCTGGTCCTGCCATTACTTTGGCAGCAGGAGTCCCTGAGTTAATCTCAGTCGGTAAACCTAAGTCAGCTACAATAGAGGCAGCAACGGATGCCAATCCTACGGTACTCACCATTACTGGTGGTGCTGGACAAAGGCATAACTTTGCGGCTCAAGATTATATTTCTACTGCTAATGGTGGTGACACTGCATTCGTTGCAGCATTTGTTTCTGCTGCAAGTGGTGGCAAGAAAGTCGCATCTATTACTGACTCTACTATTACTACTGATATTGATGCATCTGGTGCATCAGCTGATTATGCATTAGCAACCGCTAAGGTTGAAGCAGGTACAAGACCTGTAGTACAACGTGCAGTTAAACTAACTGCTGGTAGTGCTGATGTTATTGTAGAGCAAGTCCAAGTTGTTGGAGGCTAACGTGGCAAAGGAAACTTGTTGTGGTAAGTGTGGGTCAAAAGACCACACAACTAAACAGCATAAACATAAAGTCATCGATGAGGAAGGTTATGACCACTGGAGAGATAAACAGTTAGAAAGGGGTCACGATCATAGATCTGATGAGACTAAGAACAAGTCTTATAAGAGAAGTGGTAAGGAACCCAAAGGTAAAACTGTCTATCAGAAAGAGGCAGAGAAAAAGTATGGTAAGGGTGCTACAGCACTTGATATTGTCAAGAAAAAAATTGAAGCAAAACATGGCAAGGGAGCTATTATGAGTACTAAAAAAGAAGAGGTTCTTCACGAGCTATCCTCTGATACACTTCAGAAAGCATCTAAGGCTGCTGATGTTGATCGTGGAAAGAAAGCAGTTGCTGGCGATAGAGAAGGTGCTAAGAAGCGAGTTAAGCAAGCATCTAAATTCTATGCTGCTGCTGCATCAAAGCGTAAGGAAGAAGCAAAAGAAGAGTATACTGTTACCAATGCTGACAAGAAAGGTAACACACCTGCATGGCAAGGATACAAGTCAGGTAAGAAGAATGTCAAGACAGGCAAACCTTTATATAAGAAGGCAGACCATGTTAAGGATGAGTCTGTGACTCCTTTGATGTCATTTAAAACATTCATAGCAGAGGGAAACCCTACGACTAGAATGTTGTCTAAATCAAAGACTCAACAAACTGGAAACATTAGTGCAGACAGGGGTACAGACGCAAAAAAGAATAAAGAGTCCCGCAAGGGGCTCGAAAAAGACCTCAAGAAGAAAGGAATAGGATATAAGAAAGGAGTAGGTGAGTACAAATATAAGAGTAATGATGGTAAGGAAGGCACTGGACGTGAAGTATCATACCAAACAACTCCTGCTAAAGGCATGAGTAAAAGAAGATTTGGTAAGGTTATGCGACGATTAGGTCGTAAACATGGACAAGAAAGTGTTATAACTAAAGATAAGGATAAGCCAGCACGTTTACATGACACCCAGTCTAAGAAGCCAAAACCTTCTGAGAGTCTAGGTAAGAGTAAGCCTGGTAAACATCCAAAGGGATATGGTGAAACCTCTGGCACTAAGGTCAGAGATAAGAAGCTATCCAAGAAAACTAACAAACCGAGTTATCATTATGGCTAGCCCAGGATTTACACGTACTGTATGCATCCATTGTGGACTTAAAGCACCACAAGGACATAAGCGTCCGTACGATTATATTGAGAAGCATGAAGCTCTTTGTCCCAAAAACCCTAAATTAACTGAATAGAGGAATTTATTATGCCACCATTACATATGAGAGAGCAGTTATTACGTGCTGTATTAGCACATGCTCAAGGTGAAATTGCAAAACATAAGGCAAACGTTGAAGTATATTTGGAACATCCAGCAGGTATCGGAGAGCACTCTGATATCACTGAAGCGATACAGGTAGAGTTAGATAAGATAGCTAGGTATGATGACCAGGTCGAAGTCATAAACAAGTATTTCAGAGGACCATCGCAAGTTAACGGTTGAAGGACAAGAAAGCGGCTAAGAAAATTATCAAACTTGCCAAGAAGCATCCTGATTGGTATACTAAGGAGGAAGTCTTCTATGCGAAGTTGGTCCGTAAACGCTTAAAAGCGGAGAAGAACAACGAGAAGAAGGCATAAATACTCATAACACTGGGATTGAAAGATCATGCCCCAACACTATACCGTAGCGTATCATGATGCTCAACAGCATTATTACGAGGTATGCGAGTACGCTACAGACTCATATTCAGCAATAGAACACGCAAAAGAGGATGTCCCTTATCTTAGGGAGCATCCTCATTCTATTGATAGGTGCACTAATGAATCAGGTTTAGATTACGTTAGACAACAAGGATCACTACTATGAAACATGAAATCATGTGGTGGATGAGCCGTCTCACCATCATGGGAGTAGCATTAAGTTTATCTGTTAGATTAGCAGCAGAAGCGTATGTATAGATAGTATACAATGTAATTCATTATGACTGATCTGTGGTCAGGATATAGGGAAGCAGTATTTGATACCTTCCCTGACCTGAAATTTGAATCCAACCATGCAACTTGGGAGAATAAGAAAGGTACTAAGTTAACTGCTGATTTATACAGTGGTAAGTACTTCCTCAAGTCTAGGCATGTAGATATATCGGATGGTAAACATCTTGATATTCATAACAATATAATATATCCCAAGACGGATGCTG